GATTCCTATTTTGAGGAAGAGTATGGATAGAATGGTCACTCGCGGACGACTCCCTAAGTGGTTGCGTTGGCTGGAGTGGATCTATTCCACTCCAGGCCGATACGACTACTGAGGGGGTCCAGCTAGGGTACGTGGTAGTGAAACAGTCGTGAATAAGGATTTGCGGAATAAAGTTGAGGAGCTGTTTCCTACCAAGTTGTGCGTAACCCGAAGCGGACAGGCCTGCAAAACCAGGGTGTTTACAGTTGTACCCGGTTTTGGCCCAAATCACAACTTGGGAGTTTTTAATAATACTGTTAGTGCTGTGGAGCGGGCGTTTGTAGAAAGATATTTTCTCTGTAAACACTCCGATGGCTACAAACCCGCCCCCACACCTCGAACTGGCAATTTCAGGAAGAAGTGGTTCAAATGGTTTATCCGTTCCACCTTGTCGTACATGCCCCATTTACCCGTGTTAACGTATCAGGAAACCCTGAACCTTTTCCCGGCAACTAAGCGGAAAGTGTACGAGAAGGCCTTTGAATCCCTTTCTAGAATGGGGCCGGTGACAGCCAAAGATGCTAGGCTGTCATCGTTTGTCAAGTTCGAGAAGCAAGATGTCAGCAAGGCGCCGAGGATCATTAATCCCAGGAGCCCTAGGTACAATCTTGAGGTAGCACGTTACTTGAAGCATTTTGAACACCACCTTTTCACCTCCATCAATCGAGCTTTTGGCGGTTATACTGATGCTACGGTCATCAAAGGCTTTAATGCCGATCGTAGTGCTCAGATACTCCGGCAGAAGTGGGATAGGTTCAAGAACCCAATTGCTATTGGGCTCGATGCCACCAAGTTCGACATGCATGTTAGTGTGGATGCCCTTCGTTATGAACATTCATTTTACAACGACTACTGGAACTCTCCCGAATTGAAACGTCTGCTTAAAATGCAGTTGCGTAATGAGGGAGTTGCTAGATGTCGTGATGGTGAAGTTAAATTCAGCATGGCTGGAACGCGTTGTTCCGGTGATGTAAATACGAGTTTGGGCAATTGCATTCTCATGTGTGCTATGGTTTTCGCTTACTCTTGGCGTAAGTGTATAGATTTAGAACTTGCAAACAATGGTGATGATTGCGTTGTGTTCATGGACGAGGCCGACGAGGCTAAGTTCCGTGGAGGGTTGAAGCATTTCTTTCTAGATTGCGGATTCGTGATGACGGTTGAGGAGACATGTCACGAGTTTGAGCAAATAGAGTTCTGCCAAACCCATCCCGTTAAACTCGGGAGTGGATGGCGTATGATTCGCAATCCTGCCACATGCTTGATCAAGGACGTGATGTGCCTCAAACCAGTGCAGAACGATAAGTGTTTTAAGAAGTGGTTGTATGCCGTTGGCACAGCAGGATGTTCACTGAACAGTGGTGTGCCGGTGCTTCAGGAGTTCTACAGGGCTCTCAAACGCAATGGTGTCAAGACCGAGAAGTTTAGGAATTTAATATCCGCACATCGTTTTGCCAGTACAGTAGGGTCAGAGGGCTCAGAGGAAGTGACAGATGAAGCTAGAGCTAGCTTTTATTTCGCTTTTGGTCTAACCCCGCCTATGCAAGTGGCTATGGAGAGTGTCCTTACCCAAAGGACCATAGGCGATATCGATTGGACAGAGATGGAACGAGATGCCATGAACGTTGAGGCACCCGGGACTCAAATATTAACATGGTAAAGAATAAGAAGAAATCGAATCGCAACCGCAGTGCACGTTATGGAAAGGGACGTACCACTGTCTATAAGCTACCTTCCCCATTCAACCGAGTCAATGATGATGTTACAGTTATCAAGGGACGCGGGGTACTCACAATGACAGCTGGTGAATTTTACACCTCTGGGTCACTTATGTTGACACCCAGGCTCATATCTGGAACTCAAACGTTGAACACCTTAGTGCCATCGTTACATGGGTTGTCTAGTGTATATGAGCGCTTCATAGTGTTGAACATGACTGTCAAAGTCATACCAACTCTTCCGCTTACCACTGGTAGTGTGCTTGCTGTTGGTTATGAGCCATTGATGGATGCAGATACACCTAACCCCTCCGCCCTTGCGGATGTTTTGATTTCTAGACACCATACGTCTACAAATCAAATGACTTCCACCACATTTAGCTTCCGGCCAATGCAGTATAAGAATGATTGGTGCAATTGCGCCTTGAGTGCTGGTTCAGCTAATAATGATGTGTATAACGGTTACGTTCAGTACTACGGTTCGCCTGGGAGTGGTGTGCTTACTGGATATTTGGATATTTCCTTTGACATTGCGTTCTGTGGCCTCCACTATGCAGCGTAGATTGTCAATGGGTTACACTAAGATGGAAACCGGCCAACCATTCAAACGTGGTGCATACATCCACCCTAACCCAACAGGGTGGTGTGATCAAGTATGCACTGTGCAAGGGGTTTGCGAGG